CTCTCTCCGTCGTCGGCAGCGTCAGATGTGTATAAGAGACAGCTCGTAGGGTTCTCCGGGGGTGTTGGGTGCTCTCCGAATTAGTTTCCGATACATGTACCGCTGCAAAACGGTGGAAACACTCCTTGGATCGAGCATGATTCTCCCCAATACCCCTAGAAAACTCTGCGATAGCGTTGAGAATCCGCTAACAAAAGGAGATGATATCCATATGGCTCGTCGTAAACGGGTCGAGGAACCTATCTCCCCTCCGCTTATTCCAGAAAGAACTCCGGAAGGACGTGAGCAACAGCTCGAAGCACTTGCTATGGATCTTGTTGAACGTCGTTTAAGAGAGGGAACCGCTTCCTCGGCAGAGACAGTGCACTTCTTAAAACAAGCCTCGTCTCGAAACCAACTCGAGATGGAGAAGATGCGGTATGAGAATCGCAAGATCGAAGCTCAGACCCACGCCATCAATAGTTTCGAAGATCAGACCAAACTTTTCCAAGAAGCAGTCAAAGCCATGCAGGGCTACATCATGCCATCTGGCGAAGAAGAGGTGGAAGAATGATTTTATCGGATAGAACCATTCGAGGCCTCGCCACAAATTGCGGTTTGATCGATCCATTTGATGAAGATCAATTGCAGCCGTGCAGTTATGATGTCCGACTCGATTCACGAATCAAGCGATTCGTGAAGACTAACGATTCAGCGATACATATCATTGACGGTTTATCAAAAGAATTACGTGGCGTATCGATGGATACCCTCAACGTCGCCAACATGGAATATGCTCTTCGCCCTGGCGAATTCATTCTTGGATCAACCGTCGAATCAGTATCGATCCCCGATTACTTAGCATGTCGTTTCGAAGGAAAATCTTCGTTGGGACGTATCGGTCTGACGACGCATGTCACGGCTGGGTTCGTTGATCCTGGTTTTCAAGGAACCATAACCTTGGAGATCAAAAACGAGAATCAATTCCCGATTCTATTAAAGCCTGGAATGCTTATCGGTCAGTTGTGCTTCATTCGTCTCAACACCAAAGTTGATCGGATGTATGGTTCGGTCGAACTTGGTTCTCATTACCAAAACCAGATCGGTGTCACTGAGGCTCGATCATGAATGGCATTGTTCGAACTTATTCAGAACTCATGCGTATCGAATCGTATGAAGAACGTTTCGAGTATCTGGCTCTGAATGGAACAGTCGCTCGTCCGACATTCGGTAACGAACGATGGATGAACCAGAGATTCTATCATTCGAAAGAATGGTATGATGTTCGAGATTATGTCATCGCTCGAGACAATGGCTTTGATCTAGGTCATCGGGATTTCCCGATACCAGGAAAGATCATGATTCATCATATGAATCCATTGACTCCCGATCAGATCGAACATGCAGATCGCAACATGCTTGATCCAGAGTTTCTTATCTCGTGTTCTCTGGCAACCCATAATGCCATTCACTACGGCGACAAAAACCAACTTCGGATCATGAATGAACGTTTTCCGAACGATATGATACCATGGAGGTGAACATGAAAAAATATACCACATTTGAGATCGTAGCATGTGTTTCGGCGATAATGTCGGCACTGATCTCAGCGATCCTTCTAGGCATCATGTGCAGTTTCATGATTGTCACCAGGGATCGGCAACAGGAAGTGCGAACGGTGAAAACCGGCGACATTTCTTGGATTTGTCTCGATACAAAAGATGGCGATCGCATCGTTGCCGAAAGTTGCCAAATATTACCACACGCATAGGACGGGTGCTCATCAATGGAAATCATAGATGTCGTATCCTCACCCCACACCGTGGAATCAGGGCAACGGATTGTATTCAGTTTTAAGATCATCGATGATGGTCTTAAGGATTCGAACTACGTCAACATTTATGATGACCATGGTTCGAAGATCAATTTCGGTTTACCGATTTACTAGAAAGAAAAAAAAATGTCTAATATCAAGAAAGCAGTCGTACGGTTCAACGGTCAGGAACTTGTGGCGACTTATGATGCTGAGACTCAGTTGTGGACAGCCACTGCGACGGCACCTGCCACGTCTTCGTATGGTCAGCCCGATCATGTATACAAGGCCGAAGTCTTTGCTCAAGATCAGGCTGGAAACTCTGCGACTGTTAATTCCAGTGATCCCACGTATGGCGCCCAACTGAAGATTCGCGTTCTCGAGAAGACTAAGCCTGAGGGTCAGATTCGCACCCCGTCTAATGGTTCCGTGCTTGGTGCCAACACTCAGAACGTGGTCATCGCTGTGTCTGATAATGGCGGATCCGGTTTGAACAACGCCAGCTTCAAGCTGAAGGTGAACAACACTGCTATTCCGTTGAAGACCGGCGAAGCCGATGGATACACCATCGAAGCTGGTTCCGGTGACGATGCTGGTAAGACCCTTGTCAAGTACACGGCGAAGAGCCTCCCCGATGGCGCCAATAAGGTCACCTTCGAATTCGCCGATAACGATGGCAACGTTGGTACTGTCCTTACGTCGAACTTCACCATTTCGACCGCGGCTCCGGCCCTTAACATCACTTCTCCGGCGGACAATCTGCTTACCAACTCCAAGACCATCACCGTTGCAGGCGCTGCTACTACACCTGTCGCTGGCGTCACTATCTCCGGGGTCACTATCAAGGTCGACAGCGGTAAACCTGAAGCCGTTACTCTCGGTGCCAATGGGTCGTTCAGCAAGGCGATCACTATCGCTACTGAGGGCCGTCATACCATCACGATCATTGCCACCGATTCGCTCGGTAAGACCACACAGGTTATTCGCAACGTCACGATCGATGTCACCAAGCCGGTGATCACCGATGTCCATGCGTCTGCTACCACTGTCGATGCCGGCGGCCGTATCGTCTTCACCTTCAAGGTGACCGATGCCGACGCCAGCGCCGGTGCCAACGTCTGATAGGATCACATCATGATCATACGGGTATGGGGAGAAGTCGACGGTGTTGAAATACCGTTGCAACCACTAAAAGACAAGCCGGATTACTGGTATGGGTATTGCGATTGGTCCCCGAATCTGCTGCACATGGAGTTGTGGGCCGAGAACGATCGAGGAGCCAGAGGCCATTTCGATGGATTCGTGAAAATCCAGTATATCGGCAATGCTAAAACCAAGTGCCGGCTTGTCTTGTATCCGTATGTCATACGTCTGATGCGAGACGGCCTGCCGTTCGCCGATGCCGGAAGGAGCCATCGTATGCTTGAATCGGAAACGTTTTTATGCGGAGAAGATCGTAGGGTATCCATCGCTATCAACAGTACCGATCGTCATCCGTTTGAGGTCACCAATGCACTGTGGTCTCTCATGAATGGTGATACTATCGAGGCTTCGGGTGATTGCGAAGTGCAAGCGATTCGAAGCGATTATACGGTGTTGAAAGCAAAGATCCAACCGATGATCGCCAACAACGTATATACGTTGCGTTTTAGTTATGACGTCAACGACGAACATCTCGAACAAGATGTTACCGTCAGAGTGAAATGAGGATCAATGGGTACGCTATTGCAATCTTCGATCCTGAACACGATCAAGCAGATGCTCGGCATCGATGAAACATTTAATGGTTTTGATCCGGAAATCATCATCGATATCAATTCGGCATTGATGACTCTGCATCAGTTAGGTATTGGTCCATCGGACGGATTTCAGATCGCTTCTGAGAGTGATGTCTGGGAGGATCTTACAGTAGATGTGTCACAACTCAACGGGATCAAAACCTATATCTATCTCAAGACCAGACTGCTGTTTGATCCTCCATCAAATTCATTCCTCGAGCAATCTATGGAAAAGCAAATTCAAGAGCTTGAATGGCGATTGAATGTTAATGCAGAAGGAGCATTCGATGGATAACGATATTGAGGCCGTTGATCCGGTCGAGCAATGTTTTGAACATTTCGGCATTCTTGGTATGAAATGGGGTCGTCGCCGTTCAACTAGGGAACTTCAAGCCGCTCGTGGAAAGAAGGATTGGGAAGGCGATTCCGACAAGAATTCCGGTAAGGACTCAACTGAAGGATCTCAGGCGCCTAGGAAAGATTCAGCTGAAGCCCCCAAGGCCATTCGCAAAGAATCCGACCATGAGAAATATCAACGTCTTTCTCGCATGAAGGTTCAGGACATGTCCACTCAAGAGATTAACGATTGGGTGAATCGAACCAATGCCATAGCCAATTATAATCGATTGACGGCTCAGCAGAAAGAGGAATCACGATCCAAAGGCCAGAAATTCATTCATTTCATGTTGGATACCGGAAAATCCATGGCCATTGATGCTGGAAAAGAAATCGCTAAAGATTATCTTAAGACGGCTCTCAAAGGATATGCTGAAAGTAAGATCGCGCCTTCCACCCCACGACATGCGAAGTCAAAAAAGAAAAAGAAGTAGCGTATGACACTGTCAAACACTGCGACTCCGCGATACTATGGCGAGTTTCGTCAGAAAGTGATATCGGGTGAGATTCCGGTATGTCGTGAAATCTCGATGGAGATGAATCGTATAGACGCCATGATCGCAAATCCTGGTATCTACTATGATGATACCGCTGTCGAGCATTGGGTGAATTTCTGCGAGCACGAACTTGTGTTGACCGATGGCTCACCTCTTCATTTGCTTGATTCGTTCAAGCTATGGGGCGAGCAGATTTTCGGATGGTACTATTTCGTGGACCGATCGGTATACATTCCGAATACCGATCGTCCCGGAGGCCATTACGTCACCAAACGTATCAAGAAACGTTTGATCAATCGACAGTATTTGATCGTTTCCCGTGGCAATGCCAAGTCATTGTATGCGACATGCTTGCAGGCATACATGCTACTGTGCGATCCGAATACCACCACTGGCATCGTCGTGGCACCGACCATGAAACTTGCCGATGAGATCATGTCACCGATCCGTACCGCTATTCAGCGAGCTCCAGGACCGGCGATTAAGATGATGACGCAGGGAAAACTTCCAGGGCGAAGTGGCGGTGTTACTGGCAATCAGGTCATGCTGGCATCGACAAAGGTTGGTATTCAATATTTTCCGACGAATAGTCTCGTCGAAGTTCGTCCGATGTCCATTGATAAACTTCAGGGTGCTCGACCTAAGATCGCCACCGTTGACGAGTGGCTTTCTGGTGATACTCGTGAAGACGTCGTCGGTGCATTGGCCCAAGGTGCTTCTAAAGAGCAATCCGATAGAGGCGGTTCCGATTGGCTGATCGTGGCGACGTCGTCTGAAGGTACTGTCCGTAATTCGGTCGGTGATACCATCAAGCTTGAGCTTATGAGTATTCTGAAAGGCGAGTATCAGGACTTTCACACCTCGATATTCTACTATCGACAGGATGATGTCAAAGAGGTCGCCGATCCTTCAACTTGGATGAAATCAAATCCGAACATTGGCATCACCGTAACGTATGAAACGCTACAGAACGATGTCGAACGTGCGGAAAAAGCACCGGCCAATCGTAATGATATTTTGGCTAAACGTTTCGGAATCCCTATGGAAGGCTACACTTACTTCTTTACGTATGAGGAAACACTTCCGCACACCAAGAAGGACTTCTGGGGATTACCATGCGCACTCGGTGCCGATCTTTCACAAGGCGACGATTTCTGTTCGTTCACCTTCATGTTCCCGCTGCGTGGTGAAGCGTTCGGAATCAAGACTCGAAATTACATTTCTGAGTATACCTTGACAAAACTTCCTACGGCTGCTCGTCAGAAGTATGAGGAATTCATTCGAGAAGGTTCTTTGCATATCATGGAAGGAACCACACTTGACATGGATCTGGTGTACGATGATCTCGATCAACACATCATCGATTGTCAGTATGATGTTCGCGCATTCGGTTATGATCCGTACAATGCCAAACGATTCGTCGAACGATGGACCCAAGACAATGGTGCTTTCGCCATTGAGAAAGTCATTCAAGGAGCCAAGACGGAATCCGTTCCGCTTGGTGAATTGAAGAAACTCGCTGAAGATCGTCGTTTGTTGTTTGACGAATCGTTGATGTCATTCACCATGGCGAACTGTATGACATTGGAAGATACCAACGGTAATCGAAAGCTATACAAGGCTCGTCGCGAAGACAAGATCGATGCCGTTGCCGCAATGATGGATGCTTTTATAGCATTCAAGAACAATCGAGATGCATTCGAGTAAGGAGGTGAATCATGGCTGAATTTAAGGCTGCTCTTCGTAAAAAACTTTCGCAGGAAGGGGAGGCCCTTCCTGATGGAAGCTTTCCAATTCGTAACGAAAAAGATTTGAAGAATGCTATTAGTTCGTATGGTCGCTCCAAAGACCCTGAGAAAGCCAAAGCGTGGATTAAACAACGCGCCAAGGCTCTGGGGTTGGAGAAATTAATTCCAGAAGCATGGGTTTCAAATATACCTGCGACTAAGGCAGTTCGAAAGAAGCCGTCGAACAACCAGTTCGTTGCCAAAGCCGTTCGAAAGAAGGTGATGAACTGACATGGCTACTGCATTAACAAGAATCAGCAAATTCTGGAATGCTTTTTCGACTCCTCCAGGGAAGTATATCCCAAACGTTGGACAATCATATTCGTTGAATCCAGATCGACCTTATTTCACCGGCGGAAATGAACGATCTATCGTTTCGGCGTTGTACAATAGGGTTGCTCTCGACGTGTCGACATTGACAATTCGACATTGCCGATTGGATACTCAAGGCCAATATATTGAGGAAATCAAGGATCCTTTGGACGATTGTCTCAACGTTGCGGCTAATATCGATCAAACCGGTCGTCAGTTCATTCATGATTTGACAACCACGATGTTCGATGATGGAGTCGCAGCTGCTGTTCCGGTAAAGACATCTGATAATCCGAACTCATCCGGTTCATACGACATTTACGAACTGAGGGTCGGTAGGATCATTGCTTGGATGCCGCAGTATGTTCGAGTATCGGTATATAACGATATTTCAGGTCAACGAGAAGAACTTGTTCTTCCCAAGACCTGGGTGGCAATCGTCGAGAATCCGCTATACTCGGTTATGAATGAACCGAATTCGACGCTTCAGCGATTGATTCGGAAACTTAATCTTTTGGATGCGATTGATGATCAATCCAGTTCTGGAAAATTGGATTTGATTCTTCAGCTTCCATATACGATTAAGTCTGATGCTCGCCGTAAGGAAGCTGAACGTCGTCGTTCCGAAATCGAAAAGCAGCTCACAGGTTCGAAGTATGGCATCGCCTATACCGATGGCACTGAACGTATTACCCAGTTGAATCGATCTGTTGAGAATAATCTTCTCGAACAGATCAAATACCTGACAACTATGTTGTACGGTCAATTGGGCGTATCGGAAGCTATTGCTAATGGCACCGCTACTGCTGAGGAAATGCTGAACTATCACAATCGCACGATTGAACCAATCATCTCAGCGATCTGTGATGCGATGAATGCCAAGTTCCTCACGAAGACCGCTCGATCTCAGGGACAGACTATTAAATTCTTCCGAGATCCGTTCAAGCTGGCTCCGGTCGATCAGATTGCTGAACTCGCTGATAAGTTCACCCGAAACGAGATCATGACCTCGAACGAATTCCGTTCAGTTCTCGGCATGTCTCGAGTCGACGATCCTGCTGCCGATGAGCTTCGTAACAAGAACCTCAATAAGGCCGATTCCGGATCGGATATGTCCGGTCTTACCGATGGGGGTCAGTCCGAAGGCTCTGACGAAGAACCAATGACCCAGGAACGATATGATGCGGAAATAGCAGCGTTCGATAAGAATGATGCCGATCTTGCAGATCTTGAAAAGGAACTGGAATGACCGAATCGTTTGAACACTACGCATCAAAGTATTATGATCCAGTCAAAGCTCATGAATATTACATGAAGACTAGACACCTCAAAGGATATGATACTCAAGGCAAGACATTGAATGATGAAGGTAAGCAAGCGAAAGCTTATATTACCAAAAGAATCCGAGAGGAACGTTATTCGGTTCTCAAGAAGGAACAGAGTAATCGGAATCAAAAGATTTATTCATCTTCAGTGGAAATGGCTAATCAGATTCGTCAGCTGCAATTGCAAATGAAACAACTCACTCCTGAAAAGAAGAAGACGCTCGGTAAGCAGATTCAACGCAAGATCGCAGGATTGCGCGAAGACAATGCTCGAGCGAAAGCCGATTTTCAGAAGAAGTATATCGAGTTTGCGCAGAAGACTCGTTCTGATTATTCGAAGACTCTGGATAGTGAAATTAATAAACTCTATTCCGATGCTTCGATGACCAAAGCTGTTCAGACGAAAAAGTCTAGAACGAAGAAATAACATTAATTCGAGAAAGGAGTGATCCATATGGCTGATGGCTTTAAGAGTGATTTCAGTGGCTACGCTACAAAGAATGATGTTCTTTGCTCCGATGGCCGAGTCATTCGTAAAAACGCGTTTGCCGATCAGGATGGCACCGTGGTTCCTCTGGTGTTCCAGCATGATCATACCAGTCCGCTTTCCGTGATCGGTAAGGCGTTGCTGGAAAACCGTGATGATGGCGTCTATGCATATGGCTATTTGAACGATACTGATGCCGGTAAGGCTGCTCGTGGCATCATTCAACACGGCGATATGATGTCGCTGTCCATTGCTGCCAACAAGGTAGTCCAGGAAGGAGCCGATGTGCTTCATGGTAAGATCCGTGAAGTGTCGTTGGTCTTTGCTGGGGCCAACCCGGAGGCGACTATTGATAATGTGATTCGTCATTCTGATGATGGTGACTCGTTTGAGGATCCGTCCTCGATCAGCGCCAATTTCCTGTGCGAGATCGAGCAGGGTGACGAGTCTGGAGATCCTTCGGAGGTATTCTCTGAAGATTCTCTGAATGAAGTGCTTCATGCAGATGCAAATGTGGAGAAGCACAAGAAAGAGGATGAACCAGCTTCCGACGGTTCTGCCAAACAAACCGCAAAATCCAAAGAAACTGATTCTGACAATTCCGATTCCGAATCGGATGACGAGGATCCTCAGAAGGTCTACGACAGTCTGAATGATAAGCAGAAGGCGCTTGTCGAAGGTCTTGTCGGTATGGCTCTGAATGAGGGTAAGACCACATCGGCCAAGACCGAGGGTGAACAATCCAATAAACAGCAAACCGTCGAACAGTCGGCGGATGAAGGAGATGAAATGAATATCTTCGAACACAATGCTACCGAAGGCGCTACGTCTTTCGAGCACTCTGATGATTATCAGAGCTTTATGCATTCTGAAGGTGTGAAGGGCGCTACTGATTTCGCCCATGCTCAGGAGAACTTCTTCCGAGCTGCTCAGCGCGATCCGTCCGGCTCTCTCCAGAAGTTCGTGCTTCAGCATGCCCAGAATTACGGCATCAAGAATATCGACGTATTCTTCCCGGATGCCCGCGCCGAGCGCACTGAGCCCGATCTGTACAAGCGCGACACCGAGTGGGTGGCCGGTCTTCTGAACGGCGTCCATAAGGTTCCGTGGACTCGCATCAAGTCCGCGTACGTTGACCTGACTCCGGATGAGGCTCGTGCTAAGGGCTTCACGCTTGATCGTAATGACAACCATCGCAAGTTCGATGAAATGATCACGGCGTACAAGCGTCAGACCACGCCAACCACCGTCTACAAGAAGCAGAAGGTGGACCGTGATGACGTGCTCGACATCACTGAGTTCTCCGTGGTGAACTTCCTGATGCGTGAAATGCGTATCCAGCTCGATGAGGAAGTCGCTCGTGCGTTCCTCATCGGTGATGGTCGTGAAGTTTCCGCTGAGGACCACATCAACACCGAATGCATTCGTCCGATCGTTTCCGACGATGATCTGTATGTGATGCATTCCGTGGGCAAGGCCGACGAAACCCAGACCGCTCTGGTCGATCGTATCCGTCAGTCCAAGGTCGGCTACATGGGCTCCGGCAATCTGACCGCGTTCGTTTCCCCGACCCTGCACGCCAGCTTCGCCGTGCAGCGTGATCAGATGGGCCGTCGTCTGTACGACTCCGATACTGCTCTGGCTTTCGAACTCGGCGTCCAGAAGATCGTTGAGGTTCCGCTGCTCGAGAACTTCAAGCTGGAGAACCACAACGTCCTTCAGGCCATCATCTTCGATCCTCGCGATTACACCGTCGGCACCGATCGTGGCGGCGATGTGACTTCGTTCAACGACTTCGACATCGATTACAATCAGTACAAGTACCTGATTGAGACTCGTATGTCCGCCGCTCTGACCAAGCCGAAGTCCGCGATCGTGATCGAGGCAGCCCCAAAAGCGTGACGCCTCCTGAATCGACTGACAAGAAGGTGACCGCCATCACGGTTGCTCCTTCCACTCAGTCGATCACCATTGGAGGCACTACTCAGCTCAGGGCGACGATCACCCCGACCGATGCAACCAATCAAAATGTCAAGTGGTCTTCTAAGCAGGAGGCTATTGCTTCCGTGTCGCAATCCGGTGTCGTGACCGGAAAGACCGCCGGCGTTGCCCACATCGTGGCTTCCGCTCAGGATGGCAGCAAGGTGACCGGTGAGGCTCAGATCACGGTTACCGCGCCGACGCTTGGAACCTTGACCGTTGGTGTCACACCTGGAGCCGATGGATATACGGTGTCAGTAACGCCTGCACTTGAATCAGGCAATACTCGGTATTATCGTGTGACCGCAGCGAACGCCGCTCCGACAATCACGTATGATCAGACGGTGACGACTTCCGACTGGACTGTGTTCACTCCGGGACAAAAGATCACCGGAACCAGTGGTCAGGTCATCTCCGTGGTTGACTTGACTGCCGCTGGCAAGGCTCGCAAGTACGGTAAGGCAGTGCTTCCCGCACAGTCCGCTTGATATAAGGGCGATCAATGGCCCGATTCGCTGGAGCAGTAGGATTCGCGGAACAGGTGAAGACGGCTCCCGGTGTATATCGAGATGAAATTGTCGAACGACAGTACACAGGCACTGTCGTTCGCAACACCGTTCGTTGGAATACAGGGTCCGAGGTGAATGAACCGATGCGACTGGATCAGTCGATATCGATCATCTTGGACCCGTATTTCAATGATCATCTGCAAGCGTTGCGTTATGTGCGTTGGATGGGCGGATTGTGGAAAATCACGTCAGTTCAGATCCAGCGTCCCCGTGTCATATTGCAACTGGGAAGTGAGTATCATGAGCAGACCACGTGAGGAACTACAACAGATACTTGAGAACCTCATGAGTGACGCTTATGAGGCGCTTCCCGATGATGTTCGCAATGTAACACCGAATTTTTCGGGGCATGTGTATTTTCAGGCTCCGTCAAGAATCGAGTATCCTGCAATCGTCTATGAACGGACGAGTGCCGATACACAGTTCGCTGATGACGCTCCATATATCTATGAGAAGCGTTATCAGGTGACCGTTATCGAAAAAGATCCCGATTCATCCATACCAGATCGAGTCGCGATGCTTCCGAAATGCCTCTTCGACAGGCATTACGTCGCTGAAAATCTGCATCACGACTCATTTGTCATTTATTTCTGAAAGGAGTATCCCATGGCAGCTCTTGTTTGGGATAAGACCGGCGAACGTACGTATGAGACTGGCGTCGATCGTGGCGTTCTGTTCGTCATGAAGGCGGATGGCACCGGCTACGATGCCGGTGTCGCTTGGAACGGTCTGACTGGTGTCACCGAATCGCCTTCCGGCGCTGAAGCGTCTGCTCAGTACGCCGACAACATTAAGTACCTGACTCTGACTTCCGCTGAGGAATTCGGTGCCACCATCGAGGCCTTCACTTATCCGCCGGAGTTCGCTCCGTGTGATGGTCAGGCCACTCCGGTTGAGGGCGTTACCGTTGGTCAGCAGGCTCGTCGCAAGTTCGGTTTCTCGTACCGTACCAAGGTCGGCAACGATACCGCTGGCATTAATTACGGCTACAAGCTGCACCTGATCTATGGAGCCACCGCAGCCCCGTCCGAGCGCGAATACGCGACCGTCAATGATTCTCCGGAAGCTCAGACCCTGAGCTGGGAGATCAGTACCGATCCGGTCGAAGTCGGTGTCGATGGCGTGACCGCAACCGCTCAGGTCACCATTGATTCCACCAAGGTCGATAAGGACAAGCTCAAGACACTCGAAGACAAGCTGTACGGACGTGGTTCCGGCACCACTGGTCCGACTCTGCCTACGATTGCCGAAGTTATTAACATGTTCAAGCCCACCACCCCTGGTGGCGGAGCTCACACTGCCGAATTGTCCGATTTCGCTGTCGACGAACCGAATGCTGTCGACGAACCGAACGCGCTCACCCTGTCCTGAGTCGTTCAAAATAGGAAGTAATTCTTCCTGGCCACCTTTATGGTGGTCAGACTCTCTGGAAGATAACAACATTAGCCACAATTGATGCTATACGTTTCTTGACCACCATCTTTCAGAGGGCCTGACCATTATAACGGAAAGGAGCTATCATGTCTCTCAAAAGAGATATCATGTTTCTCAATGGTATCGATATCTCGAATTGGCAGGCCTACATCGATCTCACTGCTGTTCCTGCCGATTTCGTCATCGCAAAGGCCACTCAGGGCACTGGATACGTTTCTCCTGATTGCGCTCGACAAGTTGAGCAGGCACGTCAGTCCGGAAAGCGTTTCGGCGTATATCATTATGTCTCCGGCGGCAACGCCGTCGCCGAAGCCAATTATTTCGTCGACAATTGTGCCAATTGGGTCGGCAAAGGTCTGTTCTGCATCGATTGGGAATCTCAAGAGAATTCCGCTTGGGGTAACGAGGGGTATCTTGAACAAGTCGTCGCTCAGGTGAAGGCTCGTACTGGAATTCCTCCGCTCATTTACTCGTCGGCATCTTATTATGCTCAGGTCGCCGCAGTCGCCAATCGTCAGAACTGTGGTCTGTGGATCGCGCAGTATGCGAACATGACTCCGACTGGCTATCAGGACACTCCATGGAATGAAGGTGCTTACGCTTGCGTCATTCGCCAGTATTCTTCCGCCGGTCGTCTTCCGGGCTATGGCGGAAATCTGGATCTGAACAAGTTCTACGGCGATGGTGCCACGTTTGACAAGTATGTGACCGGTGGCGGAAACACTTCGAATGTTCCTCCTTCACAGCCTGCCGATCCGCTTGCAGGGCGTTCCGATGACGATCTCGCCAATGCCGTGATTCGTGGTGAATTCGGTGACGGTGATACTCGCAAGCAGAAGCTCGGCACTCGTTATGACGCCGTTCAGGCGTTGGTGAATCAGAAGCTCGCTGCTCCTGTATCCCCGGGTCGGACATATACGGTTCAGCCCAACGATACCTTGTCGACGATCGCCGCAAAACTTGGTGTGGATCAGTCTCAGATCAGCGGATTCCATTCTGGCAATCCCGACTTGATTTATCCAGGTGAAGTGCTGAATATTTCCGGAGGATCACCCCAGCCGACTGCCGAATACTACACGGTTCAGTCGGATGACAATCTGTCGACCATTGCCGCTCAATACGGCACCAGTTGGCAGCACCTTCGTGATCTGAATGGTTTGGCGAATCCTGATCTTATCTATCCTGGTCAGGTTCTTCGCGTTAGGTAAGGAATGATTATGCTCGAGCTCACTCTTCCTGAGGTTGAGGGTTATGACGAGAACACTGCAACATTTGTTGCAGCCGCTCCCGCCGTGACCCTCAGGCTTGAGCATAACCTCGTCGCAATCTCAAAATGGGAATCAAAATTTAAGAAACCGTTCTTCTCCAAGGAATCCAAAACCGAAGAGGAGAGCAACTATTACATTTGGTGCATGGATCAGGATTCTGAACATGCCCTTTCTTTATATTTTCGCTTGACTGATGCCGATAGGCAGGCCATTCAGGAGTACATTGCCGATCCTCATACCGCAACTGTGATTCACGATCGACGCGAAACGAAGACTCATGCCAATTCGTTCACGTCTTCCGAGACCATCTACGCCGCGATGACTGCCCGAGGCATTGATTGGAGCGCTCAATACTGGCATATCAATCGTTTGTTGACATTGATACGTCTTATCGATGTAGAAAATTCGAAGGGCGATAAACACAATCGTATGAGTGCCAAAGACAATAGAGCCGAACGTGCTCGCATCCTTGCGGAGAATCGTAAACGTTTTAACACGAGAGGTTAGTCATGACAGGTATCAGGGTTGAGGTCAACGGCGACTTCAGTGGCCTTGATCGTTTTATCACTAACATCAAAGAGCAACGGTATCTCAAAGTACTGGATCGAATCGGACGTCGAGGCGTTGATGCTTTGTCTAACGCAACGCCTGTCGATAGTGGCGCGACAGCAGCGGCCTGGGGGTATGAGGTCCATAGGTCGAAACATCGATCCGAAATCGTCTTTACCAATTCCAATGTCAACGATGGCGTGAACATCGCCATTATTCTCCAGTATGGACACGGCACCGGAACTGGTGGATACGTCGCTGGACGCGATTACATCAACCCGGCGCTTGCAAAAACATTTGATCAATTGGCCGATGAGGCCTGGAGGGCGGTGACTAATGGCTAACATCGACGAACGTGTGGTCAAGCTGTCCATGGACGATTCGTCCTTGCAGCAAGGCGTATCTCGTGTTACCAAGGCTTTGGAACAGCTCAAGAAAGCATTCAATTTCAGCGACACCAAGTCGTTTGAAGAGCTCGATAAAGCTGCCAAGAAAGTCAAGTTTGATAACGTCTCCAAGTCTGCATCCGATATGCAAAGGGATGTCAGCAAAGCCACGTCCAAAGCGGCTGACGACTTTGCCGAGATGGGTTCGAGCGCTCAGAAGAGTGTTCAACAGATTGGCGCCGCTTCCGATAACGTCAATTTAACTGGTGTCGCATCCGCTGCGAACAAGATGTCCGATCAAGTGCAGCAGTCTGCCGCTGAAGCAAACTCCGCGATCGGAAAGATTGGCACCAATACCGTTGGCATTCAACAAACTGTCGATGCAATCGACGGTATCAACGATGCGGCCAATCGTGTCGATTTGAGCCCGATTCAGAAGGGTGTTGAAAACGTCAAAATGGGAATCTCTTCTATGAGGGATTCCTTGATGGACGGTGTGAATACCTTCAAGGCCACACCTATCGGCGAGCAGCTCGATGCCGTTCAACCGCATTTCAAGGCCCTTGAAGCCATCGGCGTTGTTGCCATGGGCAATCTTGCGGCCAAAGCTGCTACGTATGGCATGCAACTTGCCAGTAATCTGACCAATGGTATTCGTAGTGGTTTCGAAGAGTATGAGACTCAGCTGAACTCGGTTCAGACCATTCTAGCCAACACCCAGAGAGAGGGAGCCAACCTCACTCAGGTCAATACCGCTCTGAATCAGCTCAATACCTACGCCGATAAGACCATTTATAATTTCACCGAAATGACCAGGAACATCGGTACCTTCACGGCTGCTGGTGTTGATCTGCAAACGTCGGTGAACTCGATCAAGGGTATTGCTAACCTCGCAGCTATTTCTGGTTCGAGTTCTGCTCAGGCCTCGACTGCTATGTATCAGCTATCCCAGGCATTGGCCACTGGTACGGTCAAGCTCATGGACTGGAACTCGGTCGTCAACGCTGGCATGGGCGGCCAGGTCTTTCAGGATCTGTTGGTTCAGACTTCTGAGAAACTCGGCACCGGTGCTAAGCAGTATATCGCTGCTGAGGGTTCGTTCCGTGATTCGCTTCAGAAAGGTTGGCTGACTTCGGATGTTCTGACCCAGTCGCTGAACATCCTGGCCATGGACATCACCGATGTTGAGAAGGCCGTTCAGTCGCTCGTCTCCAAGGGATACACCGAGGAAGAAGCTCGTCAGCTTGTTCAGCTCGCCCAGACCGCTCAGGATGCGGCGACCAAGGTCAAGACATTCTCGCAGCTTATTGATACCGCCAAGGAAGCAGTCGGTTCCGGTTGGTCTCAGTCGATGCAGATCATTTTCGGCGATTTCGAAGAAGCCAAGGATCTGTGGACCGGTGTTTCTGATGAGATCAATAACATCATCAACGCTCAATCGCAGGCTCGAAACCAGCTACTGTCTTCCGGATTCTCGTCCGGATACAAGCAGCTGGTGAATCAAGGAATCGTCGATACCCAGCGATTCAACGACATATTAAAGGAGACCGGAGACGCAGCCGGTGCCGGAGCAAGCGAAGCCATTCAGCAATACGGCTCATTTGAGAAGTCGTTGCGAAAAGGATGGGTCAACGCCAATATTCTGAAAGATAGCGTTAACCGATTGACCCAAGAGGTCAACGGCTATGACGATGCAAAGAAACAGAATCTCGGCATCACCAATGCGCAGATCAACCAACTGAACGCACTCAATGCGGGTCTTCAAAATGGCAGTATTTCCGCTGATGATTTCGCCAACAAAATGCAGCGGATGTCCGGTCGAGAGAACGTCATTCAGGGTCTTGCCAATGTTTGGAACTCTCTGAAGACGATTATTCAGGCGGTGGGCAAGGCTTGGGACGAAGTCATGCCGAGCATGAATGGCGAGACCATTTATGCACTTACCGAAGCATTCCGCAAGTTCACCGAAGGGCTAAAACCTTCGCCTCAGTTGTTGAACGTCATTGGAGCAACCACTAAGATCGTGGCGACAGCGTTTAAGATGCTTCTTGGCGCTGTCGGTTTGGTGGTTAAGGGCTTCGGCGTATTGCTGGGCTTTGCTGGAAAAATCTCCAGTGTATTCATTAATATCACTTCATCGGTTATTGATGGTGCCAGAGCATTTGCAGCATATGTCCGACAATCTCAGGTCGTTACCAATCTTATTAAATTCTGGGAATCCGCATTCTCGTCGCTTGGAACCGTCGTCGAAACCATTGGCAAATCCATCAGTGGTGTATTCGATGGCATGTTTGATGGCTTAAAGAAGGGCTCTTCCGGATTCCCCGATATTCTCGGTATTATCAGTAACGCCTTGGCCAATTGGACTAAAGAAGTCGATCGATACGGTATCGAATTCCAGCAGGCATTCCAAGATAAATTCGGAACCGTTCCTGATATCGCTCAGAAGGTTTCGGATAAGATCGCTTCGGCAGTGCAATCGCTTCAACCGGTATTTGATTGGATTGGCGATCGTGTTCGAGAGATCGGCGATGCCATCCAGCGATTCTTCGGCGATCTTAACGGTAAGATCACCCTTGATCAGATTCTGTCGTTGATCAATGGCGGTTTATTGACTGGTGTTCTTGTCGGTCTTAGAAAGTTCATCAAGGGACTCAATGAAGTTGGCGATGATCTTGAGAAGTCGACCTTCAAAGGCGCTCTGAAGAAGACACTCGACGATATCGGTAATTCGTTTAAGGACTTCGCCAAATCGTTCAAGATCGTTTCGATCACTGCCATCGCCGCGTCGATCAAGTTGCTTGCTGACGCCTTAACGCAATTGTCGACCATCAGGACCGAAAAGATCATGCCGGCACTTGGCGCCATGACCGCCATCATTGCTGTCATGACTGGCATGATGGCTGGACTTGCTGCTTTGGCAGAAGTAACCAACAAAGCCGGAAAACTGGTCTTTGATTTCGATGCGTTGAACAAGGTCGCTTTGGCCATGGTGGCACTCGGCGCTTCCATGAAGCTTATGGCCGAAGCTGCCTATATGCTCAAGGACATGGATCCAGCGCAAATCGCGGTGATATTCGGATCGATGGCCGCTGCGATCGTCGCTCTTGGCGGATCAATCGCTTTGATGGGAACGGCCAAGCCTGAACGATTGAAGGCCGTTGGCACCAACATGATTAAGTTGGGCGCAGGATTCATATTGATGGCGTCCTCCTTGGTCGTGCTCGCCGGAGCCGTCCTCATGATTGCGAGCGTCAAACCCGATGACCTTGCGCGTTCCATGAATGCTGTCGCACTGGGCATCGTTCTTCTGACCACAGCCATGGGAGGTCTTGGCGCCGGTGCGAAATTCGGTGCCGATTATTCCGGTGTCGGCAAGAATATTCTCTTGATGGCAACGGCTCTGATTCCTCTTGCCGCTGCGGTCAAGATTCTCGGCAGTATGGATCTTGACGATCTTGCCAAGGGTCTCGGCTCGATAGCAATTGGTTTGGGCGTCCTCGCCGGCGCCATGGCCGGTCTTGGCTATATCCAAGGTATAGGCGGCAGTTACGGGAAGTCCGCGGCGGCCATCATGGCATTTGCGACCGCCATGGTGCTTCTTGCGGTCCCGATCAAGGTGCTCGCCGGCATGGATCTTGGCAACCTCGCCAAAGGCGTCGGCTCTTTGGTCATCACCCTTGGCGCCTTTGCCGGAGCCATGGCGCTATTCAGCAAGTTCAATGGCCAATTCGCCGGAATGTTGATGGCTTCAGCCGCCATATTGTCATTCGCCACGGCAGCTGTTGCATTGACCATTCCGATCAAGGTCCTTGGCGGAATGGATCTGAATAGTCTGGCCAAGGGTCTCAGCGGTTTCGGTTTGGCTTTGGCGGGTATGGTTGCGGCTATGAATCTCATGCCCAACAACATGGCTGGTCAAGCCGCTGGTATGATGGCGTTCGCTGCTGGAATCACCGTCCTTGCCGTCGCCATCCGTCTTATGGGGTCGATGGATCTTAAGCAGCTCATTACTGGGTTGACTGGATTCTATGGAGCTCTTCTCGGACTCGGATTCGCAGGTACGGTTCTCGGCCCGATGGCCGCAGAGCTTATGGCAGTCGCCAAAGCCATGGGCGTGTTCGGCCTCGCCTGCCTCGCCATCGGCGCTGGCATGGCACTCGCTGGAGCAGGCCTCACCGCTCTCGCAGCCACCGGGTCTGCTGCCGGTGGCATTCTGATGACGGCACTTGACGCTCTGATTCAGTTCATTCCGGCATTGGCGAAGTCTTTGGTTACCGCGTTGACCGGCGTCCTTCAGGTGATCGTGGCTGCTTTGCCTCAGATTCTTGAAGCATTGTCGTCGATTCTCAGGGATCTCATGGCGTGGCTTGTCCAGCAAGTTCCGGCGGTCGCCGAAGCCGTCGTCGCGATGATCGACAAGACATTGCAGGTGGTTGCAGCACACGCCGATACCATCACCGACAGTCTCGTAACCATTCTGGTTGCAGCGCTTAACGCAGTAGCCGGTCATGCTCCGGAGATTACAGCAGCTCTTGGCAATGTCATGACCGCCATATTCACTGCCATCGCCGATTCGATACGTAATCTCGATCCATCGGTGCTTACCTCGCTACTTCTTTCTGTCGGAACCATGGCCTTGATATTCAAGGCTTTGGCGAAGATGAAGAAAGATGTCATCGGAGCACTGATGGTTGGCGGCACCATGATTGGACTCATGACAGCTCTCACGGGCGTCTTCGCGCTTATGAATCTGCTGAATCCAGTCAATACCGTGGCATCGGCGGTATCGCTATCCACGGCCTTGATCGCCATGACCGGCGCATTCAAGATCATGGAGACCGCGAAGAAGAACGTCATCGGTGCTCTGGCTGTCGGCTCGGCAATGGCTGCAATCCTTGCCGAGTTGGCGCTGGTCTTCGGACTCATGTCCGCTATGAACATCGACAGCGTTGGCACCATCGCAGCGTCGTTGTCCGGAACCATTCTGGCAATATCCGCAACGGCAGCGATCATGAGCCTGGTCAACGTCGGTGCCGCTATGAGTGGTGTTGCCGCTTTGGCGACATTTATCGCTGGTCTCTCTGCGATCGTCGTTGCCGCTGGCGCTATCAAGCAGATACCCGGCGTCGACTGGTTGGTGTCTGAAGGCGCCGCATTCATGGCGAAGATCGGAGCCGCACTTGGCGGATTCATCGGATCCATTGCCGGTGCTATTACCGGTGCCATCATGGGAGCTATCGGAAGTTCGCTACCAGCACTGGCTACCGGTTTGTCCAACTTCATGAACAATCTGAAGCCATTCATCGCCGGAGCCAAAGAGATCGATGGCTCTGTCGCAACGGCCGTCGATACTTTGGCTAATGTGGTGCTCAAGCTCACCGCTTCGAATCTTCTCGATGCCATCACCAGTTTCATAACCGGTGGCAATGGTATTGAGAATTTCGGAACCAAGCTGGTACCGCTTGGCCAAGCATTGAAAGACTACTCCGCAGTAGTTGCTGGTTTGGATTCGGCATCCATCGTGTCGTCTGCCATGGCTGCTCAAGCGCTGACACAGGTGCTGAACGCACTTCCTGCTGACGATGGGCTTTGGCAGAGGATTGCCGGTAGCAAGGACTGGAGCACCTTATCCAACGGCCTCGTCCAAATGGGCATGGCGTTGAAGATGTACGGTATTACCGTGACTGGACTTCAGCCCGGACCGATAAGCGCTTCTATCGAAGCACTTAACGGATTGAACGGTGTACTGAACGCTGTTCCATCCGATGACGGTTGGTGGCAGAAGATTGCCGGTGGCAAGGACTGGAGCACGCTGTCCACCGGACTCACCGGAATGGGTAAGGCACTTGCCGGATATGGCAAAGCCGTATCTGGTGATGGAGTCAATATCGAAGCCATTCAGAAGACGGTTCCAGCCGTTAAGACGCTGAACAATGTTCTCCAGAACGTTCCTTCCGATGACGGTTGGTGGCAGAAGATTGTCGGCGGTAAGAACTGGGGCACGCTCACTGAAGGCCTGAAGGGTCTCGGCGAGGCGCTCGCCGGATATGGCAAAGCCGTATCGGGTGATGGCGTCAACGTCGGAGCCATTCAGAACACCGTTCCGGCAGTCAAGTCGTTGACCGAGATTCTGAAGAGCGACTTCAGTCAGGTCGGCGATTTCGGACCTATAAAGGCTGCCGCCACACAGCTTGGCAACGGTCTGGCTGGATACTATAACGCGGTTTCCGAGGTGACTCCGGATGCTATCACACCGACGTTCGCTCCATTGCGTTCGTTGATCAATGTCGTCAACAGTCTTGGCGGCATGTCGATGGAAGGAACGTCTGTCGGATTCATCACAGCAGCCACTCAGCTCGGTATCGGATTGTCGAACTACACGTCGCACGTAGCTGGACTGGACTTCTCGAATATTTCGGCTAGTGTCAGTGCGGTCCGTTCGCTATCCAACGTCATGGGCGGAATGCCGGCCGAGTATGGCGGAGTCACGGCGTTCCAGCAAGCCGTGTCCACGCTCGCCGCGACATCGTTCATGTCTCTGGTCAGGGCCATTCAAAATGCCAATAGTTCCATTAGCACTGGTCTGTCCGAGTTGAACACGTCGTTGAGCACTGGCACAACGACCTTGACCGGATCCGTGAATACCCTGAATTCCGCTTTCCGTGGTATCAATCTGAGCGGTAATCTCTCGTCTCAGATGAGTGCCGCTGCAAGCGCTGCGAATTCTGGAGCAAACCAGATCCGTTCGGCATTGAACGCCCTCGCCACTTGGTTGAGCGGTTTCGCTTCGATCTGGCAGGCATCGTTCACGCCGATAATCGGAGCCACTCGTACCGGCCTCAACCTGGTCGCTCAGGCGATTTCCTCGTACAACGGTCGTTTCTCGCAAGAGGGACGTAGTTTGGCAAACAGTCTGGGCAGCGGCATGCGTTCGGGTATCGGCAATCTTTCGGGTATCTTCAATAACGCTCTGAGTGCCGCTGTCAACGGTGCTCGTGCGTATCGAGGAAGCTTTGAGAGCGCCGGTTCTTATCTGGCAGCCGGTTTGGCCGTGGGTATATCACGCAATTCCGGTGTCATCAGCCAGGCCGCAGCAGATGCCGTGTCGAATGCTGTTGAGGCAGCCAAGGAAGCAGGCAAGATCAAATCGCCATCACGTGTCATGGCCAAGGTCGGCATGTGGTTCGACAAGGGCCTGGAGAACGGCATCGCCGATAATGTCGGTGGCGTCGTTCGAGCCGCAAAGACCATGATGACGAGCGGTATCGATGTCGTCGATTCTTCGCTGAGCAATATCGGCAAGATCGATATTCCGGAATTCGATGTCAATCCGACCATCACTCCGGTGATGGATCTGTCGGTGGTCGAGGGTCAAGCCGCGTATCTGAATTCCATGCTTTCCGACACAGTTGGAATCGGATATTCGTCCAAGATGATTGGCAATATCACTGCGATTCCTCGCCAGAGGGATGCCGGTCACGCTGCCGAAAGTGTTGAGAAGACCCCTCAGCAAATCATCAACAACTACGACTTCACGCAGAACAACACTTCTCCGAAGGCGCTCAGTCGTTATGATATCTACAAGCAGACCCGTACGCAGTTCCGTCAATTCGAGCAAATGAATCGAAATGGAGGTCGATAATGTTTCAGTCTATGACTGTTACGAATGCTCGTGGCGACACGCTCGATCTCCCCATCCGAAACCCAATGGCGACCGGCTATAACGTCGTCGCCATTGATGGTCTCGGACCGGTCGATGCCGTGCTTCAAACCAGCAACACCGTCACTACCGACGGTGTGATCTTCAATGGTGCCCGTAAGGACGAACGCGAGATTGTCATCAACCTCGCGTATTATCCGGAATCGGGTAAGAGCATTGAGGATCTTCGGCATGGAACATACAAGTACTTCCCCGAAAAAGAGGAAGTCACCTTGGTGTTTCATGCCGACACCCGTTCGGTTAGTACGACCGGCATCGTCGAATCGAATGATGTTTCGATATTCTCGGAAAAAGAGGGGTCGTCTATCGTCATCAAATGTCCTGACCCATGGTTCAGGATCGACAACGAGTCGAATAGGGTAACCTCTTTTTCCAATGTCGAACCGGTATTCGAATTCCCATTTAACTGGGCGAATAATCCGGTGGGTGAACCTAAACCGTTGTGGTTTGGTGCCATTAAGAATATGCATTCGAAAAACATCGTCTATGATGGCGAATCCGAAGTCGGCGTGATCATTCGCATGTCGTTTGATGCCCCAGTACGTAACATTCGTATCTACAATGAAGAGGCCGGTCAGGAGATCGATGTTTTCACTGATAAAGTCAAATTGATCATCGCCGATGGTATCAAACCAGGCGACGAATTGGTTATTTGTACCATTCCCAAACGGAAATCAGTTGAAATTATACGAGACGGTATCTCGTATAATATTCTCAACGCCATCAATCGAGATGTGCGATTTATCACGTTGCATAAAGGTGCGAATACCATTGTGTATTCCGCTGATTCAGGTGTTGATAATATCAGGATGTCAATCGAGAACGAAACGTTGTATACAGGAGTGTGACGTTATATGGCTGAACAGTTAAATAAACGTTCCATGCAGCTGTTCGTGCTCGATAAGAGTTTCGAAGTCGTCAGCATATGCGATACGTTCAGTTCACTTATTTGGACCGAACGGTATTCCGGGTATGGCGACTTCGAACTCTACCTCCCGGCTTCTATGGCAAACATCAACATGTTTCCTAGAGGGTTTTATCTATGGCTGATTGAACCTCCTGTACTCGATAAAACCGGTCAGAAGATCGAGACTCACAATGACGTCATGATCATTGAGAAGACCGAACTGAGTACGGACATCGAAGATGGCGACCAATTAATCGTCTCCGGCCGTTCGCTTGAAGCCTTGCTGCTTCGACGTGTGATTCCGAAAAAAGTCAGGTACGAATCAGCCGATCCTCGAGAAATCATCAAGACGATTCTCGAAGAGAACGTCATTAACCCGTCGGAGCCATCGCGTAGGATCCCAAACTTCAAAATCATAACCAATGATATTGAAGATTCAAATGGAAAGGTCATTCAGGATTCGAACGGTGGTAATGTCAAAGATTCTTCACAACCACTGGATCCGAAAGATAAACGAATTTATGAATTCGATGGCGATTACGTATATGACGCCATCAAAACCATATGCGATGATTATGACTGGGGTTTCTCACTTGATCTGAAATCCGATGACCATTGGAAGACATCGTATTTGGCGTTTTCCACGGTGTATGGTGTGGATCGTTCCTACGAACAAACCGACAATCCTTACATGGTCTTTTCGCCACGATTTGACAATCTTATCTCTTCGGACACCGTCGAGGATGATACCGAATTCTATAATTCGGCATACGTCGCCTCGACAGAGGAGACCAAGGACAACGCGACCCGTCGTCTGATCAAATACGTGCCGAACAACTCCGGTCGTTCTGGTTGGGACATCCGAGAAACGTTCTATACGGATTCCGACGCCAAGTTGAACGATGCCGATAACCATCCTCGTCCCGACCATGACATATATCCTGAACTGGAAAAGTACGGCCGAGACGAATTGAAAGCGCAGAAATCGAATGACTCGTTCGATGCTGAAATCGCTTTGCTTGGCTCGGTTCGGTATCATCGCGACTATGATATAGGCGACATCATTCAGTTCGACAACACGTATGGCGTCAACAAGACCGCACGTATCACCGAGTACGTTCGTAATGAAGACGATAACGGTTACCGTGAATACCCGACGTTCACGCCGCTTTCCACCGAAGGCATCGATGCGCTTGAGGATTCGTACGGCAATTACGTGCTGGATAATTACGGCAATACCATCAATGAGGGATTCATCTGATCGAAAGGAGATCTCAATGACATATACTTCAGGATTCTTCAATTCGGTCAATCATGACCGAACGTATGATGCCGATACCTTCGGTTCCATGTTCGATGGCGTCATCAATGATGGCGTCTTCCGCACATGGGGCAAGGGTATGGTCGTGACCGCCGTCGGCGGCATGACGGTGGCGGTCGGCACCGGTCGAGCGTGGTTCAATCATACGTGGACTGTGGTCACCGCCGACGAACGTATGAATTTGGTCGCCGCATCACCATCCATGCCTCGCATCGATTCAGTGGTGCTCCGTGTCGATAAGTCGACGCCGGTTCGACGAAATCAAATCTACATCAAACAAGGACAGGCGTCCGGTTCGCCGTCACGACCAGTCTTGGCAAACACCTCGACGGTCCGTGAGTATGTTCTCGCCGACATTCGCGTCAATAACGGTGCCACGGCTATCTCTCAATCGAACATCACGAATCAGATCGGACGCGACACCCCATTCGCTGAACTGGTGAATAACACCTTCGATTCGGCGAACCTGATCAAGCAATGGGAATCGCAATTCCAGGATTTCATTCGCAAATCAACGATTGATCCGAAAGTGTTGAGTCCGATTTCGAATTCCACGATCGATAGCATGTTTACCATCAAGTAAAGGAGTCAAAATGACAAGAATTCTCGATGCACACGGGAACGAACTCAAGCCGGAAGACATTGATCTGAATGCCGGCAAGCTCGTTGACGAGACCATTACCGTCCATCACGACGCTGTTGAAGGTGTCGAGGAAGTATCTCATGTCGAGGTGCTCAAAGAATACTATCAAACCGGTCCAGATGGCACTCCGGTTCTCGATGAGGACGGTCATAAGGTCGTCTTCGGCAAGGACGTAAAGACCATCATTGATGTTCCAGGAGTCGAAGCCAAAGACGCCTGGGATGAACAGGAAGAGATCCAGCGATACATCCCGTATACCGCTGAAGAACTCGACAAGATCGCCAAGGAGAAGGCCGACGCCCAGGCCAGTGCGGCTGTTGCGGCCGCTGAAAAGTCGGCGATTCGTCTCATTGTGCAGAAAATCGCTCCGTCGCTATCCACGGACGAACTGATGCAAGTCGCAGCGATTCTCCCGAACTGGGATGCGTCGAAGACGTACATTGCAGACGATATCGTCCGTTATCAGCAGAGCCTGTATCAGGCCGTTGGCGAGGTCCCGGCCAACACGGTTCCTGATACGGCTACCGACAAGTGGATGGATCTGACGAAGCCGGTCGATGGTGTCGCACGATGGGTTCAGCCGAACAGCGCTGAAAACGCGTATGATTCAGCAGCCGTCGTCATGCATGACGGTCAGCAGTGGTCCTCCAATGAGGACTACAACATGCACGAACCCGGTGTCGACGGCTGGACGTCGAAAAGTGACGCCGTCGCCGAGTGGGTCCAGCCGACCGATGCGAACAACGCCTATGCCGAAGGCGCCGTGGTGCGTCATAATGGCAAGCAATGGGTTTCAACGGTCTCCGGCAATGTCTGGGAGCCCGGTGCTTCCGGAGTGACCCAGTGGGTCGAATCCTGATAGGAGGCTGTCATGGCACGAATCAACAGTTATACCAAGATCACCGGAGCACCGGCTGATTCCGACTGTTTCATCATCGACTCGACGCAGGGCACCGCAGGCACCCGAATCGTGTTGTGGTCCGTGTTGAAGAGCGTTCTCACCGGCATATTCGCTCCTAAAGCCCATAAACATCCAGGCAGCGATATCACATCAGCTGTCGCCAACGCCAATGCCGCTACGAACGATTCCATCGGTCAGAACATCGCCTCGACGTATGTGAAGGAGCTCACCGTGGACGGCAGGACCATCACGGTGAAACGCGGTAACAACACGACCTTCACGTTCCAGACACAAGATACGAACACGACGTATCCTCTTGCCGATGCCACCCACGACGGATTGTTGTCCAAGAGCAAATACGCTGATCTGGACTTGGTTCGTAAAAACTATTTCGAGCATGTGAGTGTGGAGATGCATGGCAGCGTTCCGGCATTGCATTTCACCAATTCCGCCGCTGGTTCCACCGCCAACAATTACATCGATGCAGCTAATGCGACTCATTCTGGTATCATGGCAGCCTCCGATTGGGCTCTTCTGCATTCGTTGAAGACCATTAATAAGTCGGTACTATCTGATAACGATCTGAATAAAATCAATTCGTTGCAGCAATGCGGATGGTATTATGCCGGTGGCGGCAACTCTGTGGCCAATAAGCCGTCAGGCGTCGATTATTTCGGCATGTTCGTCATGCGGATAGCGTCGGGTCTCATCGCTCAGATCCTGTACGACAACAGCAATAGGGTCTGGACGAGGTTGTATGCTAATTCGTCATGGAGCTCGTGGACCGCTCTGGTCCGAACGACCGATACGATCGCCAACGCCACGAATGCTACGAACGCCACGCACGCTACGAACGCCACGAACGCCACGAACGCCACGAACGCCACGAACGCCACGAACGCCACGCAGGACTCCGCCGGTCAGACCATTAATACGACCTATGTGAAGTCTGTCACTGCATCCGGCCGCACGGTCACGGTGACCAAGGGTAACGGTACGACTTCGACGTTCACCACGCAGGATACGACATACGGAAACATGAGTGGGGCAACGACATCGGCAGCTGGAAAGGCTGGCCTTGTTCCTGCTCCGGCAACAGGTGCGAACAACCGCTATCTGAGAAGCGACGGTACATGGGCTGTCCCTCCGGACAACAACACGACATATCCGCTCGCCAGTCAGTCGGTTAATGGCCTTATGTCGTCCGCCGACAAGCGGAAGCTCGATGGTCTCTCAAGTAACGTCGAGGGATCCATCCCGCTCGCCACGCCATCCAGAGACGGTCTGATGCCTAAAGCCGACAAGGCGAAGCTCGATGCGATCGGACCGATATCCACCAGCACGATCGACGGTTTCTTCAGAATTTGATGATATTTTAGGAGGTATGATATCATGGTAGCTTATCTTGACGAGGGGGGGGCTCGACATCTAGTCAGGAAGGTTCTTGACCGGATCCAGCCCGTTGGATCTCTCTATTTCAGCACTGCTAACACGTCCCCAGCGAGTTTATTCGGTGGCTCCTGGGAACGCTATGCGCAGGGACGAGTGATGGTCTCTGCATCGGACACCGATAAAGATTTCACCGTCGGCAAAGCCGGCGGAGAGAAGACGCATAGTCATTGGCTGCCTATGGGCATGGAGGAATTATCTAACGGTATGTTCTCTGTCACTTGGAAGCACCGTTCCAATGGTGGCGTCGAACGTCGAGGTATTGCTCCAGGATCACATGATCTGTATCAGCCGTTCTCCAGATCACCTCACTCGAACGGTACCGAGGAACGGTCGTATTCCGAGTCGAGTCTTCAACCCTACGTTGCAGTGTATATTTGGCGTCGCACGGCTTAAGCGATCCTTCTCCACACGTACACCGCAACATACGGCTGAATCGCACTCACCCTTCGATTGTCGCCGGAAGGCAGAATGACCCGCACGCCGCTATTCGAAACATCGGTTGTCGCGTAATGGTTTAGTGTCTGCGACTTCACCGTTGCTCGCCACACAGTATTGTTGCCCGGAATGGTCATGACATTGGCAATGAAATCTTGGCCGCGATTGGCCCATTCAGCATACAGATTGTTCAAATCAATCGGTGACGTCTTCTCTCCGCCGGCTTTGCCGACTCCTCACGGAAAGGCAAGACCTATAATGGTTGTATATTTGGATCAGGCAGGTGTACAGCACCTCATTGCGAAGATTCGTAATACGTTTTGGCCGGTCGGCACGATTCTGGCGACGACCAGCACCACATCGCCAGCGTCCTATCTCGGAGGCTCCTGGGAGGCGTATGCTCCCGGAAGGACGCTGGTGGGTGTGTCCACAACGGATACTGACTTCACCCTCAACAAGCAGGGCGGTGCGAAAACCGTTGATGTCGGCCGTTCGACTGATGTAGCGGTTGGAGCGAATTTCAATGACCATGCCGGAATACACGTCGTATGGAAAGACGCCGCTGCACATCAGCCTGTTAACATCGCGTTTGGATTCGAACTGGAAACTCATGGCGGTGTGAACTGGAATAGTAAAAAGACTGGTAATGGAACGAAGGTTTATGGAAACCTTCCGCTCATGAATCCATATGTCGCTGTGTGCTATTGGCGCCGTGTTGCCTAAGCAATTCTACGCCAATAGCACACAGCGACATATGGCTGTTCGATATTGATAGGATTATTCGGGTATTCGGTCGTACCGGCATGGGCGGTACCAGCGGTATGAGCAAATCGAGGATACCATTTTTCATTCTGCAAATACTGTCCAGGATACATCCATTGATTCATAACGAAGTTCGGAACGCTCATATTCGTATCACCGCTGGCGTAAGCGAATAGATCATGAATATGTGGCGGAAGTTCTTGTTGCGATATGGTATGAGTTGCTGCGCCACCGGTACGGTTAAGCGGATGAGAAGCATCCACACCCACCAGCGTCCTTCCGGGAGCATACGCCTCCCAGGAGCCTCCGAGATATTATATAGAAAGGATCATATCAATGCATTGGATCGAAATATTGATCACAATCGTTGGATCGGTATTCGCATCCAGCGGATTGTGGACGCTGATCCTGTATAAAGCAAAACAAAAAGATACCGGAATCCAGTTGACTCGTGGTATGGCGCATTACCATATCATAGAGGAAGGTCAGAAATTCATTGATCGCGGGTGGATCACCCATGAGGAATATGACGACTTCATGAAGTATCTCGCGAATCCGTATCTGGAGTCAGGATCAAATGGTCTGGCGAAGAAAATGATCGACGCCATATCGGACCTTCCGTTCAAATCGGTTTCATCGATTCATAGTAATACGGATCATTAAGACGTCGCGTGACATACATGGCCCTTAATGAAAGGAGCCATTATGAACATTGACAAGATCTATAATAGTAACTATGAATCACAGCTCAAGAACGGATACTTAACGATCAAGGGCATATCACATCTTGGATGCTTGGTACTTACCACTATCGCATATGACGGTGATATTCGCATACCATGCGAAGTCATCGAAAAAGGCGGACTGGTAAGAAGCATAAGTTTCAAGCTGAAATATATGCCTTGGTATGTTAGTAGAAGCATCGCTAAGAGTTTGAAATTCATCATGTTCCCCCAAAAAAAAAAGATCTGTAAATCGAAAGCCGTCATAGAGGCATTCATTTCAGAATAAAACATAAGAGCCTATGCACCACGCATGGGCTCTTATACTTTTCTCACGTAAATCATAGAAGAAAGGATCATATATCATGGCCGAACACGCCGATCAGAAAACGTCGTTTCTCACCGATGCAGGCTATGACGGCCTCGTCAAGGCCGCGCGTCGATGGCTGCCAGCACTCAGTGTCTTGCTGATCGTGATCGCTGGCGTCTGCACACAGCTCGGTCACGTTCCCGGCATGGAGGCCGCCACGGCCGGTCTGGCCACGGTCTCCGGTGTCTGCATGGCACTGAGCTGGGGCATCAACGAGCTGCTCAAGCGTGCCAAGGATCAGTGGAACACTTCGACTGATTCAGACAACGCCACTGAGAACTCTGCCGAATGATACCATATAAGAGCCTATGTCACGCGCATGGGCTCTTATATTTTTGCCTCAACGCGAATCGTACATGGCCTTTAATGACAAGAGAATCTATCATAAAGGAGTAATCATGAACGATACATTTACTTATGTCAGCCAACAGTACAGCCAGCACACTTGCCTGGAGCTTGTTCAGTGGATCAAGAACCACTATGATCCGGAAACGGAGAGCGGTATTCTTACGACCACGACGAAGAAGCTTCGGGTGATTATGGTCACTACCAACCTGGAAGACATGAGTGCATTCGCAGATTATCTGAAGACCATCACTCTCGTCTGAAAAGAGTGGGCCGCACATGCGGCTTGCTCTTTATTTTTCGCGCATGATACATGTCCTTTATTGAAGAAATTCAACAATATCAAAGGAGTAATCATGCTTATCATCGACAAGATTTTGAACCGAACCGAATCTTTCACTGCCGATGGGTATTGCAAGGACCAAGATCAAGTGAATACGATTCTTAACGTGGTCGGCTCTTTACCGTATGTAAAGAGCTATGACCATGCTATAGTAACGTATCCATTTTACGATCATCCAACCTTATACATAACCATCACTACGTGGGGACACGGGCGTCGAGATCAAATCGCCAAAAAGATCGCTGAAACAATGTATATTGATGAATGATCATCAAGCCAGAGTCGCACATGCGGCTTTGGCTTTTTATTTGCAGTCGCGAATGAAACATACCCTTTAATGAGAACCATACCATCATTAAAGGAGAAAACCATGTTCGCTGGAATTTCCGCCATTGCCATCGCAATCGCTGCTCTCGCTGGAGAGTACTATGTGGTCGCTTTGACGCAAGAACACTGAACACCATTTCCTCTAATCAGGAATGATCAATAGAAGCAGAGCCATCTGCTTTGCTTCTTGTCCGATGATGCGTATGGTTTATATTTTGGGACAAGGAGCTTGATGATGTATTCGCGAATTAATCATGGTCTTTAATGAGAAGCTATATATCAACCAAAGGAGTTATTATGGACCTCATCAAGACTATTTTCAAGACCGTCGTCTGGGGTGCAATCGCCATTATCGCCATATTCGTTATTGCGATTGTCCTCATCGTCTGCGGATTGTTCTAGCTTGATCAATCCTAATAATGACAAGCCGTTAACCACGCGGCTTCTCATTTATCCGATATGTTGAGTATAGCTGTAACGTCACGTACCACCACTGAGACCGGACATGGCGTTTATTTTTTTTTTTTTTTTTTTTCGCGCATGAATCATCGCCTTTAATGACAACATAACCGAAAGGAGCAAACATGTCCAATCAATCGAAGAGCATTAATCAGAAGTTCGATGAACAGATCGATGCGTATTTGGATCGTCTCAAGGAGGAGATGAATCCGGAGAACGAATCCGATTTGAGCGACGATTTGACAAGGACTTCCGAAGTCACAAGAGACACTCTTGATGGCGACGGCAACGTCACGAGTTCGGTTGTGGAACGTCACGATGAAATGACGAACCACAATCTGGAATCGCTGAAGTCGCTGGTCGCCGTCAAGAACGACTACAATGACCATCGGAAGAGCCTGATCGAAACCGTCGTGAAAGCCGGAGTCTCGCTCGCTGGGATCGTCATCCTGCTGGGATTCGAAACAAATCACACCATCAGTTCGAGAAGCCTCGGGTTTCTGCCCAAACCGAAGATCTGACATGTGATCTATAGGATTACGTCAAAAGCCAGAGTCGCACATGCGGCTTTGGCTTTATATTTTGGATCGCGATTCATCCATGGCCTTTAATGACCGAATAACCGACAAAAAGGAGAAACATGGATATCAAGACAACATCCAAGAATCTGTTCAGCACCGCAAAGGACCGCGTCAAGGAACTTTGGGACAAAGAGCAGGAAGAGGACAATGTTGATCTCGTGATCCGTCGTCTCAACGAAGGATATTACGATCAACTGCCGAATGGCCAAGAACGCAAACACCATGCTGTGTGTATTGTCATGGATAAGCTCGGAACCGCAAGTCTACAGCTTGACGTCGTACGACGTTATCTGAAAGCATTGTCGGACCAAGCCTACCACGACTGACACATTGCTGGCGAATGACACTTGGCCATTCGCTTTTTTATTTTAGGAGTAAAACATGGCAAGAAGACCAGTCGGACGACTTAAATTCACTCGCAAACGTCATAATAAGATATCGCCTCATATTTCAGGACCAAAAATCGCTCTGAATATGTTCTACGCTTGGATGCTTGGACGTGATATTCCTTGCAGACTATATGAGCGTCGCATTGATATTCCGATTGAAACCTGGGAAGAGTACGATGTTCAGATTATGGACGGACTTGACGCGATCAACAATATATTCCATGACAATTTCCAGGTAAGGAAGTGGTAACATGACCGGTGCTTATACCAATCATATTGTCCTGCTTGGAAAACAGGGTTCCGGTAAAACGTCCATTGCCGAAGAACTTGCTCGTCGAGGGTTTCAGCGCGTCGTATCGGTGACCACACGTCCTCCTCGCGATGGCGAAGAGGATGGCGTGGATTACTGGTTCGTGGACGATGCCGAATTCGATGCTGCTTTGCCGGATTTGGTGGCCGTTCGAGAATACCGGACCGTATTCGGTACGTGGCGTTACGGTGTGAATCTTCAGGATATCAATGCCGATGGCGACACCGTGACCATTCTTGATCCGACTGGATATTTGACCATCAAAGACCGCATCACCGATCGATTTGGAGTCTATCTGCATATCGATGACAATATTCGATATCAGCGACTGCTCCTTCGAGGCGACGATCCAGAAGAAATCAGTCGTAGAGAACGCGACGATGCCGCCCAGTTCGCCGTACTCGAAGAACGACTTACCGATGTTGTAGAAATGATGTCCAATGGCAAACGATGGGTCAATTTCGAGGAATTCTCGAAAGGTGGATACGATACCAGTCGAACCGTGACTGAAGAAACCGATCGGATTCTACGATATATGAACGCGTTCAATCGCGGAGAGATCAATTATGAACGAGCACCACAACCGGTGTTCGATCATGATCCGGAATTCTGATTATAACTAAGGAGAAAACATGTTATTTGCACTGAAACATCTACCACTGAATTTCCGCGAGCGGTTGCACAATGAGGAGGTGGCATCGGAACTTTTTCCCAAGATCATGGATAGGTCGTATCAAGCGCCGCATAACACCATCAGCGGCTGGTGTCAGTATGTTCGACCGAATGGCGTATCATTCTGGGTGTACGCGGATGACGACGGCGCTGTCTGCATCGAAACCGAGGCGGTGAGAAATACCACGAATACGACAACTGTCGACGGGGATTTCGATATCCATACTTCGAAGAATGAGCTTACTCGTTTTATCGAGCAGATAGCGCCGTGGATACTCGACTGCAATTTTAGACAAGCCATTATACGATCATCGCAAGGCATATCGCTGTTCTTTTCCGAAAACGGTATGACTCGATGGATATTTCGTGAGTGGGGGCCAAAACGATGGTTATTGTGCAACCCCGAATATGATTATGATCGTATATAATCGCGAACCATACATACCCTTTAATGAGAACCATTAACCATCAATAAAGGAGTTATCATGAAGTTTAGCACCTTCTTCGGAAAGTACACCATCTGCAGCCTTATCTACACTGCTATTTCGATGGTGATAGGAATCGCCGGTTTCGGCGTTCTCTACCACATCGGAAAGAAAGCTGAAGAGAAGGATGACGAGGTGAATCCGATCACTGCTGATGACATGAATCTAAATAATGACTAATAACCTCAAGGCTAAGGCCGCATTTCACACATGCGGCTTTGGCTTTAACTTTTAAGGAGCAAACATGAAAAATAAAATCGAATTGTATCGTGAAGCACGGCTGTGGATCACCAAGGTTATCATCCCATTGGCTGGAATGGCAACATTATATTTCAGTAACCCCGACAATCGTGCCGATTTCAAAACTCGTTTTCTGAAGTCAAGAATCGAAAAGAAACTTGGAGGTCTGCTATGAGTTATGATAACCCTAAGGAATACGGCGTATATTTGAGCAAAGGCGAGCAGGAAGTCCATTTTCCCATCGGATTGGCTTTCGATAGTGAGCAGATTCCGGAAGGGAAACAGGCTCCGCTCAAGACCCTTGAGGAAGCTGCTGAATTAACTGAAGCGATCAAAGACCAGCTGAAAGGACAGAATGATCCGGAAGCCGATTACGAATCGCTTCGTCAGCATTCCCTCGAAGAATTCTGCGACGTATACCAGACGCTGGTGAATATTGCATTCGCTTTCGGATTTTCCCAGACCGAGATCGAGGACGCTTATATGAAGGTCGTTCGTCATAACGACGAACGAGGACGTTATCCTTCCGATGAATTGGAGGAAAGTTGGCTTGGCTGAAACAGCACTTCCAGCTCGGTTACGTTACGGTGGTTAAGGCATATGCCAAAACCATTGCCGCCGAATGCAAGCTGTTAAGCGCGATTTATAATTCAGGTCATGTTACAGACGTGACGATAATGAATCGCGAATTCGATGGAGTATACACAATACGAGTCAAAACCAGTGTGCTTACGACTCCATTTGGTTTGCGGAAAAGGATCGCCAAACAACTGGTGTATTTCTAGACACTGTAAACGCGAACCATACATCTCCCTTAATGAGAACCATACACAACCTAATGAAAGGATAAATCATGGAAGATCAGAACAAGGAAAACACCGAAGTCGTCGAGACCGAGGAGAAGAAGCCCAACAAGATCGTCCAGTTCGTCAAAGATCATAAGGACCGTATCAGGGATATCACCATTGGAGCCGCTGCCGCCACAGGACTCGCACTGCTGATTCACCTGGGAAAGTCCGACGATGTTGACGACGAGGACGACGATTGGAACTATTCCTCATCCGACGAATCGAATTCCAACGCTGAATCCACAGATTCCTCGCAAGAGTGAATTGTTCTACAAGCCAGAGTCGCACATGCGGCTTTGGCTTTGTCTTTTGGTTGGTCGTAAATATGGATATTATTCTATTATTAATACTGGTATTTCTAATACTATGCATATTCTATATGATATTTTATTAGCGAACCAACAACATACCAAATCAGAAAGGTTGTTATGGTGAGTAATATCATCACAAACGGACGAAAATTTCTAAGAAGAAACTCCCATACGATTCTCACAGGCACGGCAGTGGTTGGTGTGATCGGAACCGCCATCATGGCGTCACGAGATACCATTCAGGCGAATGATCGTCTGCTGGAGTATCGCATGGAGCTCGATGGCAAGCCATGTGACAAGAAGGAGCTCGTCAAACGAGTTGCTCCATGTTATATTCCGACCGCGTTGACGGTCGGCGCGACGATTACTGCGATCGTCGGAGCCCACCAGACCGCCACGCATAAGATCATCGCATATTCTTCCGCGTATACCATGGCCCAGGAAGCCGCGACCATCTATCGTGATAAGGTGCACGAGATCGTTGGCGAAAAGAAAGCCAAGGAAATCGAAGCTGCCGTGGCCAAGGACCAGATCGCAAAATCCAAAGACGACACTTCGGCCGTGGTCATCGGAGACGGCAATGTGCTGTGCATGGACGGATTCAGCGGACGGTTCTTCCCGTCAACGCTGGAGAAGATCCGCAAGGCCCAGAATGACGTCAATTACAAGATGAATGCTGAAATGTATGCATCGTTGAATGACTTCTATGAGGCCTTGGATCTGCCCTATATCGGTTGTGGCGATGATCTCGGTTGGACGTCGGAACATCCAATCGAACTGAGTTTCAGCACCACACTGACCCCTGATGGAAAACCGGCACTTGTGGTGAATTTCCACGAATCGCCGATGGCCGACTATCGCAATCTTATTTGAGTATCAACAAAGGAGTAAATCATGTCTTATATTTCCCTACTCGCCCAAGCCGGTAAAGCGGCCGCTCCATATCTGAAGCCTCTTGGCATCCGATTGGGCAAATCCATCTGTACGGGTGTGCTTACTCAGCTTGCGGGTAAGTATGCATTCCGTATAACCGGGGACCATATTCTGGCGCAACGTGATCGCGATATTCGCGAAGCGGTTCAGCAGGATATGGAACTCAAACAACTCATAGCCCAACAAAAAGCGGCTATGTCCAACCAACAGGAGGAAAACTAACATGATCAAGGAAACCATTTCTTACGAGGACATCGACGGCAACAGCAAGACCATGGATGCATATTTCCATCTCACCATGCGTGAAATGCGTCAACTGCTAAAGGACGGCATCCAGGAAAAGCTTGAAGCCGTGACTTCCGGCAAGGCATCTACGGATGATACGTTCGATCTGATCGATGATCTGATCAAGGCATCGTATGGCAAGCGAATCGAAGACAATGGCGAAGCGCATTTCGTAAAGAATCCAGAAGCCACCAAGATCTTCATGGAGTCTGAAGCGTATGACAGCCTGTTGGGCAAGCTGATGTCCGATGACCAGTTCGCGACGCGATTCTTCACTGGTCTGGTGCCGAAGGCATTGACTGAGCGCCTGAATGCCATCGGCAATGGCGCGACTCAGAACGCACTCCCTCCCGAAGCGGCGCAGTATCTCGCTCAGCTGAACCAGCAGAATCAGTCGAACAACTGATCATTCGTATATAATAAGTAACGAGGAAAGGGTTTAGACGATGTCTAGGCCCTTTCCGTGTCTATTTCAAAAAGGATAACGAGCATGATAGAAGACGATCGCAAGCCTTTAGTCGTCGATGTCTCTCGACAGAACCTGGGTCTTCCGGAAACCAAAGAAGCGCCGAAGAAAGCCGCAGTCGCTCATGGCAAACTCAAAGAGGATACCATGGTCGAGAAAGGTGTAAAACGGTTCTTCGGAGGTGATCCGAAAGATGTCATGATGTATATGCTGACCGATGTGCTGGTGCCGGCACTCAAGGATACATTCGTCGATATGGTCATTGGCGGAACGAAACGAATGGTATACGGCATGGGCGCGTCTGATTATCGCCCGACCAGTCCTCGATTGGTTCGACGTGATAACCCGAGTTATTCACAGAACACAAACTATAACGCCATGTCGAGCAATCGACGTGTAATTGATAGCACGGTTCGTGAACGCCACGATTTCAGCAAAGTCGTATTCCTAGACAAACCGTCGGCTGAAAACGTCCTGACGGCCATGAACGATTATATTCAGCAATATGGTGTCGTTCGGGTGAAGGATTTCTATGAATTCGCCGGAATCACCGCTGAATATACCGATCAGAACTGGGGCTGGCATGACATTCGTGGTAGCCGGGTCCGCTCCATATATGGAGGATATATCGTGGAACTTCCACCTACGGAGCACCTGCAATGAGCGACCGGGACGAGCTGAGGAACTGGTATTCGAGTCCGTCATGGGCCTATAAAGTCGATAAAATGACAGACGAGCAAATACCGATCGTGCTCAAACGAGTGCGAGCAATCAAAGAGCAAGCGAGGAACGATCATGATGGTACACCCAATCACAGACGGCATCGATAAAACTGATCATCAGATGCTGCTGACTGTCGACGATATTCGGGAGTCCGATCGAGCCAGAACGATATCCATGGCCAATAAATCATGGTTACATCGCCTATTTCGACATTTTCCGGAGATAGCGAACTTGACGATTGATATCACTATTGATTGGCCGGGACGATTACCGAATACGGCCGTGATCACAACCAGGGATGGACGGAAATATCTATATACGTCCGATCCGAGTTATGATTTCGGCACGATCGAGGAGATATGATGAATCGTTTTCTTGCCATGGTGAAATTCCAACAGCTTTTCCCGGAACTCTCGGAGCGAGTTCAGAAATACCGCCGAATGGACAACCATACGGCATTGATCATATTCTTCAGCGGAGCACGTTATGTGTTTCGCTGGGAATCAACCAACAAGTGGACTCTGCAAACCGAGTTCGCCTACAAAAACAAATAAGGAGCAAACATGTCCATTAAAAGCACATTGGTCAAAACCGCAGCTAAGAGCGGTCTCTTTCTGAAGAAACATAGCCCGGAAATCCTGACGTATTCGGGAATCGTGCTGGGCGTTGCCGCAACCGTCACCGCATGTCGGTCGACCACGCATATCGATGACGTAAAGAAGAACCATGAAACCGAGATGAGCCGTGTCGAAACCCTCGAAAAGATGGTGGACAACGGCGAGCTCGATGACGGCGATTTCACGGTCAATGAAGCGGCTTCATCGAAGCAGATTATCTACATGCGTACCACCGTGGCTTATGCGAAGCTCTATGCTCCGACCATTATTCTGACCGGTTTGAGCATTGCCTGCATTCTGTCGGCACACAACATCCTCCAGACTCGATACACGGCTGTGGCTTCGGCATTCGCTGCTGTAAGCGCCAAGTTCAGCGATTACCGTGAACGTGTCGTAGCCCAGTATGGCGAAGAGGTCGATCAGAAGTTCTATCAGAACATCGACACCGTCGAAGTCACCGACGACAAAGGCAAGGTCATCGAGACCAAGAAGGAGCAGAACGTCCAGACGCTGAGTCCGACCGATAAATGGTTCGGACCGGATTCTCAGATCTGGGATCATGAATCCCCGGATATGAATACCGTGATGCTGAAGTCCGCATTGGATCGTGCTCAGAACAAGCTCGATTACACCGGACATCTGTTCCTGAACGACGTCTATCGTCTGCTCGGTCTTCCGGATACCAAGGAAGGCGCCGTGCTCGGTTGGATCAATACGCCTGATCACGATTCGATCGTCGACTTCGGTGTATTCGGATGCAGTGATGATCCCTGGGACAATGTCAAGGATTGCCCGTGGGATGGCAAAGAGGAGATCCTGCTTCAGTTCAACTGCGACGGCATCGTCTACGACCAGATCTGATCGTCATATCTGATACGGGAGCGTCATTGGAATCGTGGCGCTCCCTTCTATTTTATTAAGGAGATAATCATGAAAGTTACAACCATTGTCAAAATCGCCAAGGCCGCTGTTGCCGCTGTGGCTCTTGGAGTAGCCGCTATCGGTGCGATTCGTACTGCCAAGAACGCCAAGAAGCTGCACGAAACCGCAGTGGATGCCATTCAGAAGGCTGAGAACAACGAGATCGAGTCTGACGAACAGATGCAGGAGATCAATGATAATCTGTTCAATCGCGTCGGCGATGTTGTGTTCGATGCCGGAGCATTTTTGGTAGCCACTGCTGCCACCGCCATCGTCGGATATCTGTGTGTTTCTGCATATAATGACAGAAAATGGGCCGAAAATATGGACACTGTTACTCGCTATGGCTGTGCGATAATGGACGGTTTCGTTCATCAGCTTGATGCTAAGGAGGCCTGACATGAATATCGAAGAGATCAACGAGTATCACGATACGATCGCTAATACTCGCAAATTGCTTGGTGATGTTCATGCTGGAGATGCTTCTCGCGCTCAGGCATCATTGGCGGCGTTTGTAACTTATGCTACAAGGATCGATGATACTATTCTCAAAAAGTCTATTGATAAGTATAAAGTCATCGACGAACCTCATAATTCTCATACCAAAACATGCATGATGATCGGAGGGGTATCAATAGCATCGATCACGTTCTCTAATATCATTCATGATTGCAAATGCCTGAAAGAACGTAATGTAAAGAATATATGGTATGTAGTTAAACGCCATATTCCATATATCACAATTGGAACCTTCCTGATCATCGCTAGTGTACTTCTTGAAAGGAGCGAATATGAATCATGAGAATCTGATATTCACTGGCATCGGATTCCTGGCCGGCGTCGCCGTCACGACTGTTGTTGGATATTTTGGCGTCTATCGAAAGTACATACCGCTTCGCCAGCTGGAGGACGAAGTCAATCAGCTCGAGGAGCAACGTCAATCCAAAGGACGTCAGCTCGATGCCATGGATGCCGCTTACGAAGAACGCAAAGCGGCATACGAGAAGGATCTCCAAGAACGGTCGGATCGTCTCGACATGTACGATAGCGATATCGCCGACGCCAAAAAAGAACTCGAAGCAATCAAACCAACACCAGAACAGGAGCCTGAAACCTTGACCAAAGACGAAACCAAGATCTTCGCGCGATTCGAAATCCATGACGGCAATCCTCGATGGGATGGACCGTTGACTGATGAAGAACAGGCGTCGTATGATGCTTGTGAAGGCGATGAGAATCTCATTCTCGGACTGCTCACCGAAGTGAAGGAGCATCGATTCAAGAACTCCATCGATCCGAACCGAACTGCATATATGATCGACGACTATGAGCACAAGACCGCTCCGGACTTCATCGATACGGTGTATCTTGACTACTATGTCAGAGACGACAAACTCGCCGAAGGACGAGTGCTCGTCGAACGTCCGGATGATCTTATCGATATGGCCGTACTGGCGCAATTCGGTAAGTATGGATGGCAGGAAGATCCGAATGTCGTGATCTGCCGTAATGATACGTTCGAGACGGACTACGTGATCGAACGTCATGAAGAATCCTATCAGGAATCGGTGTTCGGCATCGATCCGGATAAGATCACCTTGCCGTCACATCGAGTGCTCGAAGATATGGCCAGGAAATCCTATGAGGAGGAGCAACATGCCTAAGAGCGAACCACATGTGAAACCATATTTTGATTGGCTTCTGGAAGATGTGGTCGGTATTGATAATGATGGATATTCCAAACTCTATCATGCAATGAATGCGATCCGTTACACCTATCGTATCGCCATGGACGCCAATCGAGAAGGCGATGCTCTCGAACTCCGTGGCGATTACGAATATTACAATCATGCACCGTGCGAAGCGCAATTCCAGGGAGGAGTGGTGAGCTTCCTGGAATTCCTTATCGCAGTGATTCTACGGGTCGATAATGATCTCGCACTCAAGCTGTCTCGTGCCGATTGGATGCATCTGTTCATCAAAAATATGGATCTGCAAGCCTACACGGATTCATATTTTGATGCCGTTGGTGACGCATCGGAACCGGTACGACTGCTTGTCGAACGCACCATGAACCGGAAGTATAACGCCGATGGAAGCAATGGTGGATTGTTCGTCATCAAGGGATGCGACAAGGATCTTCGACGGATGCAATTGTTCGATCAGTGGACATTGTTCGGCAATTCCGACCACGATATTCCATATAAGTGGGACTAGAAAGGAGTGGGTATGGACCAAATACGAGTGACTGAAGTCAAAAGCACCAAAACCACAACCAAGGTCATTGCGAATCCTAGGGCCCGTGGATTCAAGGACCTTATTGTCAAAGGTGGACAGTTCTACGCCGTATATGATCCAGATACGCACCTGTGGTCCAGAAGTGTCGGCCGTCTCTCCGAACTCATTGATAGAGATATCAGCGAGTATATCGCAACGCATTCGGACAAGACCTTGACTCCGGAATACATGGACAATATGTCCAATGGACAATGGAACCGATATCTATCCCAACTGAAGAATCTCGATGACAGCAGCATCATGCTGGATCAGAAGGTTATATTTGATAATGACGATGTTACTCGAGAAGATTACGCATCATTCAAACTACCTTATGATCTCATCGAGGGTCCGACACCTAACTACGATCGCCTGATGGAAACGATCTATGACCCGGACGAGCGTCGAAAGCTCGAATGGGGCATAGGTCTGATCGTGGATGGCAAGGACCAGAAACGCATTCAGAAATTCTTCGCCATTACCGGTGCTCCCGGTACCGGTAAATCGACGATTCTGAATATCATTCAGGAACTGTTCGGGAACTACGTTTCGTTCTTCAATGCCAAAGAACTTGGTCAGGGATATCAGTTCGCCACTGCTGCGTTCAAGAATGCGCCACTTGTGGCCATTCAAAGCGACGGTGACCTCTCAAAGATCGATGATAATTCATTGTTGAACACCATTGTGTCGCATGAATATATCAAAGTCAATGAGAAAGGCGTCAAGCAGTATGATATTCCAATCAAGACGATGCTGTTCATGGCTTCGAATAAACCAGTGAAGATCACAGACTCGAAATCAGGTCTGATCCGAAGGTTGATCGACGTCTATCCATCAGGACGAAAACTCAGCAATGCTGAATATTTCGAAGCCATGGACGGCATCAAGTTCGAACTCGGTGCCATCGCCCACCATTGCCGAGAGGTCTATCAAGAATTGGGTCCGAACGCATATGGCAATTACGTGCCAACCGAAATGGTGGCCAGAACGAATGATATGTATTCGTTCTTGTCAAGTGTTCTCGACCAATTCGAAGATAACGATCATATCGATGGCCTCGAACTTTGGCGTCAATATAAGGTTTGGTGCGATGAAGGCAACGTGACCATGCGCATGAAACGTGATGACTTCCTATTCGAATTGTCATCATATTTCAACAAGACGACTGATAACATCGTCAATGGTCGCAAATCAACTCGTAACACTGGTTTCGAGGGAATCCGTTGGGATAAATTCGAGAAAGTGGAGAAACCGAAGCCGATCGAAGCGAGAAAACTCGAACTCGATTCGACCGATTCGGCATTCGATCACATGGCTCAAGATTGGCCGGCCCAATACGCCGCCGATAATCCAACCGGAGGACCTCGGTTGCCTTGGGATCAGGTGACCGGCACGCTACAAGACATCGACACCACCAAACTGCATTGGGTACGAGTACCTGAGAATCATATCGTCATCGACTTTGATCTCAAGGGCGATGACGGCGAGAAGAGCCTGGAACGAAACCTTGCCGAAGCCGCGAAGTATCCGCCGACATATGCGGAATTGAGCAAATCCGGTAAGGGCGTACACCTGCATTATATTTACGATGGTGACGTGACGAGACTCAAACCTCTGATCGATATCAACGTGGAATGCAAGGTGTATCGAGGGAAGTCTGCATTGCGAAGGAAACTCAGCGCATGCAACGATCTCGATGTAGCGCATATTTCCAGCGGTCTTCCTCTCAAAGGAGATAAAACCATGATCAATGAGAAAGCGATCAAAGATGAGCAACATCTTCGCAATCTTATTAAAGGAAACCTAAGAAAGGAATATTGTCCGGGAACCAAGCCATCGATCGACTTCATCTGTAAGTTGCTGGACGAAGCATACGAGTCTGGCATCCAGTATAACGTCGAAGACATGCGTCTGGATATTCTCAATTTTGCCATGAACTCCACGCATAATCGAGATTATTGCATGAAGGTTGTGGCGAATATGAAGCTTCGTTCGGACGAACCAGACAGCTTGGAACCGCCAAAGCATACCGGGACACCTGATATTCTGACGTTCTACGATGTCGAGGTGTTTCCGAATCTGTTCATGATCTGTTTCAAAGACGCAGGTGATGAGAAGGATCATCCGGTGAAGACCTTGATCAACCCCGATCCGAAGGATGTTCGCAAACTCTGCGGTAAGGCTCTGGTCGGATTCAACAACCGACGATACGACAATCATATGCTCTACGCATGGGGTTGGCTCGGTTATGACAACCAACAGCTCTACAACCTGTCTCAGGATATCGTGGCTGGTGGACCTCGCAGTCGAAACGCCATGTTCCAGAATGCCTATAACATCTCCTATACGGATATTTACGACTTCTCTGCAAAGAAGCAGTCGTTGAAGAAGTGGGAGATCGAACTTGGGATCGATCATCACGAACTCGGCATGCCATGGGACAAGCCGGTCGATCCGAAGCTTTGGGAACTGGTACAATCGTATTGCGAAGATGATGTCCGAGCGACGGAAGCGGTGTTCAACCATCTTCATGAGGATTTCGTGGCCCGTCAAGGTCTGGCGAATCTGTCCGGCCTCACGCCGAATGATTCGACGAATCAGCATACGGCACAGATCATATTCGGCGACGCGAAGAATCCACAGAAGGAATTCCCGTTCCCGGATCTGAGCGAAACCTTTCCCGGGTATACCTTCGACAAATTCGCTGACAAAGATCACAAGTCCAAGTATTTGGGCGAGTATCCTTCCGAAGGCGGATATGTGTGGGTATACGGCATGGCGAATGGCGACAATGGTCCATATTACGGACGTCGGATCCAATGGTCCATGACCGGGAAGGATCGACTCGAACGATATCGTGAGGTCTATCGATCCCAGGATATGGATTTCGACACCATGCATCCTGATCTGGCGAAGCGTCTCGAAGGATATTCATATGGCGGTGCCGATCAGTTCATGCCCGAACTTCCTGACAAGAAGCTCGGTGGCATGTTCGGCAACGTCGGTTTGCTCGATGTGACCAGTCTACACCCATCGAGTCTTGAAGACATGAATTTCTTTGGTCCATACACCAAACGATTCAGCGATATTAAGGCCGCTCGTGTCGATATCAAGCACGGTGATCTCGAATCCGCTCGTCGACGTATGGATGGTGCTTTGGCTCCACTGCTTAAGGAGGGTGAAAACACCAAGTCGCTTGCACAGGCGCTGAAGATCGTGATCAATTCGGTATACGGTTTGACCAGTGCGAAGTTCCCGACAAAGTTCAACGATGTCGGGAATGGCGCCAACGATCGCAATGCCGACAACAAGGTCGCGAAACGTGGTGCCTTGTTCATGCTTCTGCTCAAGCAGAAGGTCATGGAGCTTGGCTACACAGTCGTACATATCAAAACCGATTCGATCAAGATAGCCGATATCGATGAATATGTTGTGACATTTGTCAATGACATGGGAGCGAAATATGGCTACGGATTCGAACTCGAAGCGATCTACGACAAGATGTGTATCGTCAACAAAGCGACATACATCGCCCATCATGGTTACGGCGACGACGGGCACGACGCCGCATCGCATGGTGATTGGGCGGCAACGGGTGCACAGTTCGCCGTACCATATGTCTTCAAGACGCTGTTCTCTCATGAAATGATTGATTTCAAGGATCTTTGCGAAACCAAATCCGCCACGACATCGATCTACCTAGACTTCAACGAAGGTCTACCCGAGGACGAGCATCGCTATGACTTCGTCGGCAAGGTAAGCGCCTTCAGTCCGGTCCAACCGGGGTGCGGTGGAGGTCTGCTGGTCCGTGACAACGGCAACGGCGGTTACGCCGCGCTGTCCGGCACCAAAGGTTATCGCTGGAAGGAATCGAGCGTTCTCCGAGACGGTCACAAACAAGATGAAGTCGATTATACCTACTACGAGCATCTCGCCGATGAGGCACGAGATGATATTTCGCAGTATGGCGATTTCGACTGGCTGGTAAGCGGCGAACCCTATATTTCGCCGAATCCTGGAAGCAATGATCTGGTTGCTTCCTTGACTCGATAATACACAGATCAGAAAGGTCAGCTCATGAGTGTGAGCGATTTTTTAAGTTTGATGATTTCACTCGGCTTGCTTATACTCATGAGCTGGTTTGTAGACAATCATAAATTCTAAGGAGCAATCATGTCAATTACTATGATCGTTACGATTTGGGCGCTGGTCCTGATGATCAGCGTCAATCTATGGACCTATATTCCCAAGCAACGACCGATACCTCGACATTCCGATTTGTATATCGCTATGAGGGAGACATTTGATCGTCCGGCAATGGTACCGATTGAATGTGGAAGGAAATTATGAATAAAAGCTGACCTACCTTGAAAGTAGGTCTGAAAATTTTTACTTTTTGATTATGTTGGAGAAGATTCCAATCAACGTATCTAAACCCGGTTCAAACGGCATTAGATCACAACAATAGGTACTATCTGACCTCAGTTCAAATGAGGTCAGATCATATTATATAAAAAGGAGTAAACATGAAAACCAGAACCGAAAACTGGAGAGGACACAGTATCAGGTTTGTCGAGATCGATGGCAACTGGTGGGCTGTGCTCAAGGATATTTGCGACGCGCTGAACCTCAGCACTTGGGGTATAGCTCAACGACTTGAAACAAATATGTTAGAAAAGGTGCTGATTGAAGCTGACCTCAGTTCAAATGAGGTCAGCTCTAAAAACGGTGTGCGAAAGTCTCAAATGATGTACGTCGTCAACGAAATCGGCATCTACGAAGCATTGTTTGCATCTCGCAGACTTGAAGCACGAAAGTTCCGCATATGGGCCGGAAGTGTACTACAACGTCTTCGTCAGAACATCGGTCTCAAACAATACGAGATCATGCGTATGACTGATCCAGATATTCAGGATCAGATCAACTACATGCTCGACGATATCTTCTACGACCCGGACAGCGATCAGCTCATGTGCTCGGTCACGGTCCAAGGCGGAGATGTCGACGTACGGCCATTCGATGAAGTATACAAAGAACAGGAGTAAACCATGGCACTCACCACCGAAGAAGTAGACGATCTCATGCATTGCGACTGCGATGCCGAGGTCAAAGCGCTCGATTTCGACATCACGACCAACCGGATCAAAGCGATTCTCATCTGCACCGGATGCGGTAAAATGGTGTCAGTGTCCGGCGATATCGACAGGGTTTCGGATGTACGATATGCCGAAACGGTCCGATTGGTCCAAGACGAATCGGAGGACTGCGAATGAAACTTCCATTCAAAGTCCATTTCGAAATGCAACCAACCATTGTAAAGAACAAGGAGAAAATCATGTCTGATAATGACACCACTCAGATCCTCGATGCGAACGAAGTCATCGATCAATCCAAGTCCACACTCAAGGATGTCGTACTCGATCATCCGGCATATCTGGCCTTGGCCGGCCTTGGCATCTTCGCCATCGGGTATCAGCTCGGACGTAACCAGGGCGTCAACTCGTTGCTGAAGTTTGCGATGAGCAACTGATGTTATATTTACTCATAGGTGCCGTATTGGTTATGATTTTCGCGGCTTGGTTCCCATTGTGGTGGGATGATCATTTTTAACGCGGAAGAAACATAGCCCTTAATGAAGCTATTACTACATTAAGGAGTTAATCATGACCGATATTTATGTCAAGCCCGTCATCATCGACATCGAAACTGGAGATGTTATCGATAATGATTCATTTGACACCAAAATGTTGTTGGTCTTATATAAACTCGGCTATATTTATCAAGCCAACCGATTCAACGAACGAATTGATTCGTGGAACGAAGAATTTGAACGTCTTTATCCAGACATTTATAATCATCTGGATGATCCCGTCAAACAGGAGTTCTACGACAATTTCATCGTTGAACGTTGGCAGAAGATCATAGACGATTTTAATAATATATCATCAACGATCGTTAAGGATGCCAAACTATTTATCGACGATCTCTGTGTTAAGATGAATGATGGCAAAGGCCATATCATCGAATCAAGAATTGTTAATCCAAATTAGTAATCGACAAAAAGACCGAGTCGCACATGCGGCTTGGTCTTTGTCTTTTGGCTATATTTCGC